GTGGTGGTCCACAGCATCATAATTCCCGTTAAATCCCATGTGGATCCAACCGAACCCTTTCGGGTGATTACCTGTTCAAAATCAAACTGCACTGATTTTGTGGTGGGGTAAGACACCACACAGGACGCTGAATCTCGGGCCAAGTTTGTTCCAACTACACCGCCAACTGCTGTGGAGTATTTGGTATAACCTGGTGAACCAGGGATGGTTTGGACCGGGGGAGTGGTAATTTTTGCAAACGAATCGGCCGCCGGATTACCGTTCGTATTCCCATACCTGTTGCCGGCATATTTCATTGTCCAGTTTACATTTGGGCCAGCCGTGACCGTGTCGTTTAAGGCTCGTTTCTGAGTAGCTAACGTGCCTGTCCCACAAATAATTGTCCCTTGGTCAGCGTTCGCATATACCCCCATTCTGGGCCAGAGAACCTCATAACGGATTTTCACCGCCGTTTCTTCGCCATTAACGATAGTAATAGGGGCCGCTAAAAGCAGTTCAGTAACTGGATCCAGAGCATCCAGACGCGGGGTCAGATTGTTGTCTAGCTGTGCTGAACACACATAAAGTTTTGCAATAGTGTAGTTGTTAATAGCAGAGTAGTAATAAGTCCCTTCAAGTATGGCCCTTGTGTACTCAATTCCCCCTATTTCACCGGCATCCTCTAAATCTTTGGTCAAGTATTGAACGCTTCGGGTGGTGCCTTTCATTGCTGTTGTGCTGGCAGATGCTGGGTCTGTATCGTCGCTTACAAACAAGGTGTAACACAGAGACTCATACTGACTTGGCCCACCCTGCATTACCTTTGCCGGCATGCCTGTATTGGTGATGTCACTTGCCCCCAGATCGTAGATTGCCCCATACATGGCCATTGCCTGATCCAGGACAATATTGGTTTCTTCCCTCTCTGAACCATCCGGCTGAAACTCTCCGGCAGCATTTTTTCTCAGCACCTGCACAAAGGCGCGTCCTTGGGCTCGCGGGATTTTAATGGTTCCATTTAGATGCAATTTGCTCATTCTGTTACCTGCCTGAGTTCGATAAAGGATAGAGAGGAACTGGCGCTAAACATGCCGGGTGCGGTCTCCTGGTTAGTCACCGGCTCCAGCACTTCGGTGACGGTTCGCATCTCGACTAATTCCAGTGTGGACGCTGCCGCAAACTCTCCAGGGGCAGTCTCTTGAAGCGGCGCCGGCTCCAGTGTCTCGGTAAGTTCGCGGATCTCAATAAACTGCAATGTGGCGCTTGCATTGAAGGCCCCCGGCGCCTGCTCCTGCAGGGTGAAGATGTTCAGTCTTTTGCCACACCAGTCACTGTCACCCTCGCTTGCATAACTAACGGCTGACGCGAAAAGCCCACCAAACACCTGGCCGGCGATGGCGGATCCGTCGCTGGCGCCCAGGGTGTCCCAGGACAGCAGCAGGCGCACTTGCTGATCGGTGAACAGGCCCGTGCTGCCGGCCAGTTCTTCATCGTTGACCAGCACCTGGGCCACATCCCCGGAAATACGGAAAGTCACCACGTCGTCATAGAAACCGGTGGCGATGGTATTGGCCGCTACGCCATCCACGTATCCGGCCCAGGTACCGGATGCGCTGTCGAATGAAACTTCCAGGCTATGGGTGGCGCTTTCGATCGTAAATGCCGCCACACCGGCATCCAGCTGCAGCAGCTGGCACTGGATGACGCGGGGAGTACTCCACGCCGGGTTCCCGGTGTTGAACCAGCGACGGGAACCGGCATAAAACAGGCTGCCGACGTCTGCCAGGGCAACGGCCGCCCCGAAAGTTTGTTCCGGGGTGGATACCTGCAGGGGCAGCCCGGACAGCCCGCCGGCCATCGCGTTGGATAGTTCGATCGGGCAGCCCTGGACGTAAGACGCCAGAATGCCCGGTGCCAGCACACCAATCACACGGCCACCTGCACTTCGCCAATGGCCAGATACTGCAGGCCATCCGGGCTTCGGGAGACGCTGGCATCACCCAGGACAATGGTTTCGTTGTCCCGTACCGGTTCGCCGCCAGTGGTCACCAGGTTAATGGCGTGCGTGGCCTTCTGAGAGGGGGTGATCTGGACTTCAAAGCCACGCGGAAAGCTCGACAACAGCGGCAAAGTGATTTCCGCATCAGCGGTGACATAAAGGGTTTTGCCGTTGTGTTCGGGGCCCAGAACAATGTTGCCGCCAACGGCCACATACTGGGAAAGCGGATTGCTTTCAGCGGCCACAACAATGGCCACCTTGTCTTCGCTTTCATCGTAGATCAGGTGAATGATGGCGCCGGCGTTGTTCAATTCGGTGGCGGTCAGCTCTTCGGCCGTGACGGTCTGCAGGGGCAGGCTATCGTTGGCCGGTACTGCCCAGCCTGGCAGATCCAGTTCGTCAGCGCTGACGGTGACAGAGGCAATTTCACCATTGGCAGCGGCCGCCGTCATGTGCAGGTAGGCATCCAGCGCCACGCCATCAAACACCAGGCCGGTATCGGTAACGTCCACCGCTGCGGTGACCATGCGCAGGGTGCCGGCATCGAAGTCGAATTCCAGCAGTACACTGTCACCGCTGGAGAAATTGCCATCGATCACGGCCGCCTGGTTGATGCTGGTCAGGCCGCCGGTGCTGAGTTTGACGCCAAGGGTGCCGGCAGCGGCTGGCCCACGGTCACCGATGGCGGCTTCTGTGTTGGCGCTCATGACGTCATCAACCAGGGTGCAGAACAACCAGCGCTTGCCGGTGTAGTGTTCGTCAAACGTGACCAGGCGCGCCCCTGACACTTCTTCTTCCGCACCGCCTCCGGTGGTTAGATCGATGCGGGCGGTGAGGCTATCGCCGGACAGGGTGACGGCCACACCATTGGCGCCGTAGTCCAGGCCACTGGCGGCGAACTGGGCCGGGGTATTGGTAAGTTTGGTAAAGGGTTCGCCACCTTCCAGGGTGTAGGTGGCGCCTTGCGGGGCCACCAACAGCAGCGGGTAGTTGTCCCATGCATCGCCCTGGTCCACAAAGATGGCAGACTGGCCGTCTTCCATCAGTAGCGGCAGCGTGCCCAGTACCTGGCCGGCGGTGGTGTCCACGCGATACCGGGCGATGGCGCTTTCCAGCAGCTCCACATCAAAATCGTCCGCCTTTTCCTGCCACACAAGCCCGGTCTTGAGTTCGTCAATGGTGGCCTGCATGGCGGCCACGGTATTGTCGTAACTGGTTTGGGTGACGTATTGGGCGTGGGGATCTGCGCCATTCAAATGGCCGTTAAAGGCGTCTGTGACGGTCTGCAGACCGGTCCCCAGCTGCTCGGCCAGGTCACGCAAAAACCGGGTGCGGTTGGCCAGCTGCCTGGCCTGATCATTGGCGATGCCTTCGCCATTTTCGCCGGCATCCACCGGATCCTGGCGAGTCAGCAGCGTGACGTTATCCCAGTTGCCGCCACCTTGTTGATCGGGAATAAATGGCATGCGTTAGCCTCCAAAGCGCACGGCGCCGTCGTAGTTCACTTGGCCGTTGTAGTAAATGGTGGTGTTCTCCGCGATGCCGCCAATGGAGAACATGACTTGTGTGTGGGCCGGGGCGGCTTCGCTGACAATGCACTTGATCAGCTCGACACGTTCAGGATCCGGGTTGCCCAGGAAGTTCATCTGCCAGACCAGGCGCCAGTCGCTGCCACCTACCGGATCGCCCATGCCGCTGACACCCATTTCAAAGGGCGCAAAGGTGGTGATTGATGCGTAAAGCCCCAGCTGCTGGGCCAGGTCGATGAAATAGGCTTCGCTTTGTCCGCCGGTTTCCGACAGCTTGGTGCGGATCCGCTGGCGGCGCAGGTCAGGATCGGTGATGGCCGGGGCGCAGGGATCCGGCAGCCCCAGCGCGGTTTCCCACAGGTCCAGCAGTTCTTCGCCTTGCTGCAGCAGCACTTCCAGCGTCAGCGCATCGGCACGCTGGTGGATCCGGTCGAACTCCTGGGCCACGGCATCCAGCAGCTGCACCCAGTTGCTGGTGGGCTCAGTGGGTAACGCGCTGCCTGGTGGCTGCAAGGCCACCAGCTGCTGGGTGTAACGGTTCATGATTGCCATGCCCCCCAGGTAATGTCCCCCAGCACCAGCATGTGGCCAGCGGTGGCAGGCGCCAGGGAATCAATGGCCTGGATCTGGTGGTCTTCTTCGTCGGTAACCAGGCTTAACGCTTCGCCAACGTGGGTCAGCGGGATGGTGCCCAGCAGCTGGCCCTGGCCTGCCTGGTAGGCACCGGGGCGGGCTTCACGTCGGAACAGTTCCGCCAGCGCGGTTTCTGCAGCAGCACGCACCGCCACGGTGTCCGGCTTGATGGCCAGGGTCATGTTGACCGGTTGGGGTACCGGGGCGAACACGTCCAGACCACCAGCCACCGGCCGGCGTTCGTCAATGTACTGATACACCGTATTCAACAGCGGGCTGTTGGCGGCGGGCAGATCCCCGGCCGCATCCCCATAAGTGGCAATGCGGACCACCACCACGCCACGGCGGCCGCCTTCATGGGCATTGATCCAGGCATGGGTCACGGATGGGTGGGCCTCTCGGGCCCAGCGTTCATAGTCGTGACGGGCGCCACCTACTGGGGGTTTTTGGATGCGCTGCAGCATGCGATCGCTCCAGGCGCTGACGGACTCCAGCGCGGCGCCACCCACCAGCCCACCGGTACCCACGGTTACTTCGCTGTTGATGTCTGCAATGGGGGCCAGCAGAGACAGCAGCGCGCCTTCTGCCTGGTTGCCGTCGGTGCCAGTGGTCTGTGCATCTACAGCGCCCTGAGCAATGCCAGCGGCCACAACAGCATCAGCCTGCAGGGTGTACTGGATGCCGGTACCGGACTGCAGCACGGTGCCGGCCGGGACGGTGGCGCCATCGGTACCGGTGAAGATCACCGGGCCGCTTGCAGTCGTGGGATCCAGTCGGGGGACACGATACACCGCTGCCCAGATGCCCAGGATCGATTCGTCTTGGGTATTGGGCAGCAGGTTGTTGGCCAGCCAGTCAATGGAACCGTAAAGCCCATGCGCCACGCCGGCTTCCATCTGACCCAGAACGCGGATCAGCTCACGGCGCAAACGCGGATCACCGGACAGCACACGGCTGTCCAGGTCGGCTTCAATTCGGCGCTTGATCTCAAGGATTTGCGGCCGCTCGAATGGCATTGAAACACCTATTTAAAAATAAGGTTCTGCCAGGTGCGCTGATACAGGCCGCCGTCAGGGCGGTGGATGGTGACGGATAGATGCAGGGTATAGGTTCCAGCCCGTTGGGCTTCCACCTCAATGCGGGAAGCCACCTTGTCATCCTTCATCCATTTAAGGGACTGCAAAGCAAAGTCCCTGGCTGCGCGCAGCACATCCGGCGTGATTTTGGCGCGGCGCAATGTCCACAGTTTGGAGCCGGTTTGATCGCCTTCGTTGAAGGCATCACCCCAAAAACCGCGAAGATCGGCACCGTCGTCCACTTCTTCCGGGTTGGCTCGACGATCCAGGAACAGGGAAAGGATTACATTGGATTCCAGTGCCTGGTCATCTTCTGCCAGGCTTATATCAAAACGCGGTGAGCCTTCACCGTCGTCACTGAACTGCTTCAGGTTAAGCATGGGCGGACTCCTACAGGACCGGCGGGGATGTCTTCGGGTTGCCGTGGTTGTGGCGGTGGTTGTCTGAACTGTTGCCCTTGGCCGTGATCAGATCGCCATCGTTTGTGATGGTGGCGCCATTGATGGCAGCAGCCCCACCAGACACCGCCAGACCGCCCAGGCCGGTAATGCTCTGTTTGACCAGCAGGGTTTCGTCCACCGTCAGGGTCTTGGTGCAGCGCACCGGCCCATCCAGGGTGATGTCGGCACTCTTTACCAGGACTTGTTCGGCGCCTTCCACATAGATCTTTTTGCCCTTGCGCAAATGCACCAGGGTGCCTTCATGGGTGTACAGACAAGCATCACCGGGCTGCAGGTCTAGCGGTCGATACCGGCGATCATCCACGGCCAGCATTACGGTGCGGCCGCGATCACCATTCAGGCTGATGTGAACGCTTTCAGATCCGGGCAGTGGCACGCTGGTCAGGCCGTACTGCTGCAGGCGGCGCACGTTGCGGATCTCACCGGCCAGCATTTCCACCTTGATGACCTGAATTTCCGGGCTGTCATCCACGCTTTGGACGGTGCCACTGGTGGCCATGCGGCGCAGCCGTTTAAGAATATCTTTTACCATCCAGCCCCCGCATCGGTTGCAGCTTCGGGTTCCGGCAACAGGTCATAGATACTCGGGGGCACCAGGGTCAATTCAGTGCGGGTACCTTCTTCGCCTTTGCTATAGGCTACGGTCTTGATCAGGAAAGTGTCCTGGATCTCATGACGCGGGATGCGTACCTGTACGCGCATGTTAGGGGCCCACAGCACGCCACGGGCAGAGAAGCCCTGCACGGTGACCACTAGCTGCTTGCCACGCCCACGGCGCACATCCCGTTCCCAGGTAGCGCGATCCGCAAGGGTGACGCCATTGGCCAGGGATTCGGCAATGAGGATCTGGATGCGGTTACTGCGCACGGCCGGGTCGGTAGCGCTGCCTTTGGGCTGCAGGGCCGCTTTGCCACTCCAGCCTGATGCAGGCTCGTCCTGACCCAATGCCACATACTTGCCAAAGCGGCCGCTGTCGTCATCGTCCAGCTCGGCTTCCAGGATGTTTTCGCCCTCCACCAGCGGCTGGGGGTGGCGCTGGGTACCGGCGCGGGTAATCAGCAGTCCACCCTGGGCATCGCTCATAATCATGACGGCACGCTGCCGGGCGTAGCGCTCCAGGCATTCCCACACGGTTTCCCCTGGATCAATACTCAACTTGGCGAAGGGCTTGGACACATCCACACCAGGGGCCACGCTGACGTTGATGCCGTGAGGCTTGCACAGCTGGCTAGCGAGCCCCTGCAGATCCAGCGGCCCAAAATCCCCAGTGCCATACTCGGTACCGGGAATGATGGCGCTGCTGTCGATGATGTCAGCCGCACGATCACGCCCCACCACGGTGATGCCACTACTTTCAGCATTAAAGCGACGGGGCACAGCATCAATAAAGCCGGTGATGGCCGTGCTGCCGTCCAGCTCCACGCTGCAGACTTGCCCCTTGCGGATCGGCCACTTGTCAGGCTGGCCAGGGTATCGCTCGGTGACATCCAGGCGGAAAGCGCCGGCGGCCTGCTCGATGCCGCGTGATACGCGCAGGGTTTTCCAGCCCCGGAACAGGCCACTATCAAGGCGCAGCACCACGTCAGACATCGCGCAGCACCTCAAGCGGATCACCACCAGGCACAAAGCCCGGATGGCGCAGATTATTGCGCTGGGCGATATCGGCTTCGCGTGTGGCATCACCGTAAAGGGTGTGAGCGATCAGCAGGGCCGGCAGCGTAGTGTGCGGGGTGTAGGTGGAAACTTCCGGCAGGCGCATGCCGCGTTCACGAATATCATCCGCCACGGCCGCACGCAGATCCTGCATGGCCAGATAGACGTCATCGGAGACAGGTGCGCCGAAGGGGTCCACCTCTTCCTGGATGGCGTCCATCACATCACCAATCACCTGCAGGGCAGTGGTGGCCTCTTGCTGGCTGGCGAAGTCGGTATCGGCCAGGGACTCAGCAGCTGCAGACACACCTGCAGCCTGAGACAGGGCCACAATGGCGTGCTGGTTGCGCGCCTGCTGCATGCGGATATCCGTGCCCAAGCTGATGCTGGGGAAGTTGGCGCCGATATCCACCAGGCGCTGCAGATCAGCCAGGCTGCTGCCGGCTTGGAAAAGGAAAGTGCGCACCTGGTCCACGATGCCCCCGGACAGATCCGCCGGGGAATTGACCAGGTCTTTTAGTTTGCCGGTGGCGTCCTGCAGTAAATCGCCCAGCTGCTCCAGTCGTGTGCGGGTTTCGTCTACGCTCCAGGCGGGTGCGCCTGCCACTGTGAAACTGTCTTTAAACTCGGTTTCAGCGGCAGCAGTAACAGCCGCTGCACTGCGGGTTACGGCGGCACTGGTGTCCACGGTGCGGCTGGGGGTTTGGTTTGGCGTGTCACGCATGAACACCAGGTCAAAGCTGGCCATACCTCCCTGGCGGGTGGTTTCGGACAGCCTGGCATCATCCACCTTGACTTCCATGCGACCGAACCAGGGATGCACCAGGATGCCGGGGCCTTGCTTGTTAAGGGCCTCCAGCAGACGGTTGCGCTGTGCCAGGTAGTCATCGCCGATGACATAGGCCCGCATGTTATATGGGCCTTCCTTGCCGCCCAGATCCTCGGAATAGGCCCCATCTACGCCGGGGTAGCTGTGTTTGGCCAATCGCCGGCCGCTGGCGGTGTCGTGAGATTCCACAAAGAATTCCACACCTCGGAAGCTGGCCCGGTCATAGATGTCATCACGCCACGTCATGCTACACTCCCAAGACAGTCACAAAGGGAGGGAGTGACATCATGTGGAATGAACAGGAAGAAGAAGACGCGGCACGGTTCGCAGACTGGTTGCGTGGCAGCTTTTTTGATCTGATCAAGATTGGCATTGTTTTCTACCTCGTCTACTTCATTTGGAGCTGCGGCAACTAAGCACATCAGCCATTCATCGCCCTGCCGGTGTCCACGGTCAGGTCCATGCCCCCCCGCTTCTCCATGCCGGTGACACGGGGGGTGCCTTGATTATCAATCGTGATTTTTAATTCCCCGCCCACTTCCTGCTTGGCTTGTTCTTCGGCCGCTTTCTTTTCCCGGATTTTTTCCAGTGCCTTGGCCAGCTCTTCATCCTGCTGGCGCATGATCTCGGCATCCCGATCACCATTGAAAAAGTCGTAAATAGCGGTGCCCAGGCTTGTTTCCTTACCGTCGTTAAGTTTGGTAAGACCCGTATTGATTGCCTCATTCAGTACTGAGCCGATTGCATCGCCAATCAGATAGGCTTCACCAATCACGGCAGCATTGCGCACCGCCTTACCGAGTTTCTGGCCACCGCCACGCTTGCCTTTCTTTCCTGACTTGCCATCTGCAGCAGCACCAGAACCACCCATGCCGGCACCACCAGCACCACCAACGATATAAACCGGCACCGGGCCACCACCACCGCCCATCAGCCCACCGCCAGCACTACCGGCAGAGCCACTGCGACCCCATCCCTCAGCCTTTTTGGCCACTTTGTTAAGTGCCCATACGCCAGCGCCGGCAACAGCCAGCTTTTTGCCGATCTCCAGCACTCGCTGCAGCTGGTCGGGATCCAGGCTGTTGATGGCATCGGCCAGCGCGGCCACAGGCTCGGCCAGGTTGTTGTCGGCAAAGGTGGTCCAGGCGTTGGACAGGGTCTGCATGGATGCCGCGAAGGACGTGGCACCACGGGCCGCATCCGCCTGGGTCTGCTGGCCGTCTGCTACCACCTGGTAATACTTATCCAGCAGCTGCAGCTCGCCGGTGCGGTTGAACTCACCGGCAGCGGCATTGAAGGCGCGCACGGCTTCGGCATCAAAGATGCTGCCGATGCGGGAAATATCCCCGCCAGCAGTCCTAACAATTTCAGCCATCAGCTGGTTGATGGGCTTCAATACCTTTTCGCCATTCGCCAAGTGTTCGTAGACATCGATGCCGGCCACGGTTTTCAGATCCTTGATCTTCTTGGGATCTGTGAAGGTACGCATGGTGGCTTCAAAGGCCGTAGCGGCCATTTCACTGGAGCCGGTACCCTGGCGGATCATCTGCAGGGCGGCGCCCATTTCGCGCAGTGCATCCACACCGCCACGGCCTGCAGCGGTGTAAGCGGTAATAACACGCGGGCCCAGGGCGGCAAGGTTCTGCAGGGTGAAGGCGCCTTCCTTGCCCTGCACATTCAGAATATCGATGGCGCGCAGCACCTGGTCCGGTGCCTTGATGTCCATCTTTTGGAATTCGGCCAGGATCTCGCCGATATCGGCACCGCTGGCGCCGGTGGCCTGCATGGCCAGGCCGATGTTTTTGATGTTGTCCTGGGCGAATTTAAGATCGCCGGTCTTTTCCACGATGGCGTCGATGGCGTCCAGGATCTGGCCCGGATCTGCACGCACATTGCCGGCGTTGGCGGTGTCCAGGATCTGCTGCTTGAGGCTGCCCAGCTTGTCATCGGCAATGTTTGCCTGGATACCCAGGCGCAGCAGGCGGTCGTTGAAGTTGCCCACCTGGCGGATGGTGGCCATTGCGGCCGCACCGGACAGCAGGCCGGTCCAGCGGTTGCCCAGCTTATCCAGGCCGCGCATGGCGCCATCGGTGGCGCGCTTGAAACGGGTCATATCCCGCTGGCCGTCGCGGCTGAATTGCTTGATTGAACGGCCCCAGCGCTTGGCACGCTGCTGCAGGTTGCCTTTCAGATCCAGAACCAGCGATGTCTGCAATTCACTCATTTGGGCACCAGCTGTTTGCAATAATCAGAAAGGCGAATCAGGGAAAGGGGCCGGACGGCATCTTCCGTCCAGCCCAGACGGAGCGAGAGAAACAGGGACTGCTTATTGATCAGGGGTATCATCCCCCTCATCTCGCCCCCGCTGCGCCAGCGCCTCCGCCACCGCCTTATCCAGATTCTCCAGCTCGGTTTCGATCATGTGCAGGTCGCGGCCGGATAACTGGCGCATGTCTTCCACTTTCAACGGGCCGGGAATGTCGCCCAGGGAGACGATCTGCCGGCGCGCCAGGTGGAAACCCAGCAGGCTGTCGCTGGTGACCAACGAATACCCGCCAGGGGTGACCATCAGGCGCTCTGATTCCGTCTGTGCGTCCAGGATGTCCCCAGCCGTCAGCTGACGGACCACGCACTTTTTATGCACGTTTTCCACCAGCTGCAGGCCGTCTTCCAGCTCGAAGGTGTGGCGCATGGCACTCATTACAGCTGCTCCTTGGCCGGGTCACCTTCAAACACCAGGTTGACGTTGCCGCCAGCATTGGACTTGATGGACGGGTTTTCCACGATCACCGCGTGGGTGATGATGTAGCGCTGGCCCGTATCGGCACGAAACACGATGGTGCCTTCCTTGCCCAGGTAGTTGGCGACGCTGTCACCCTCTGCGAGGGACACGGTGGCTTCACAGCGGCCGGCCTGGGTTTCCATGTAATGGCCATTCACTCCCTTGGGGCCCATCACGGTGTTGCCGATCTCGCCGCCCAGGGTGATGGTGGCGCTGCCTTGCTCAGAACGCAGCACCCCCCCGTCAAACTCGATATCTGCAGCGCCTAATAGCTTTGGCATCTTCTCTGCTCCTTTAAAGCGGGTTTACACGCGGAACTGCATGCGTTCGGCGTACATGCGGAACTGGTTCACCAGGTCCGGCGTGGTCAGCGTGTTCAACCGGTTGGGGTTGTTGCTGTCGATTTCGCAGATCATGGCCTGCACCAGGGCTTCGGCGTTTTCAATCAGGCCATCATCTTCGGCCGGCACAGCCACGCCGCCGAGATAGGCATCGCGGAAGATCTCCGGGGTCACCACAGCGCTGCCGGGGCGCACGGTGCCGTTGCCGCGCAGCTTGTGGCGCGGGAATGTCTGGGTTACCCAGGCACGGGTGCGGGCACGCAATTCGCCCAGGGTGGCCGGGGTGTTGACGTACAGATAAGACGGATCTTCGGATCCGTAGCTGTTCACCTGGTAATTGGTGATCTGGGATTCAATCTGCACCTGGCCGGCGGCGTTGACGGTGTAGGTTGAGATGCCATCAAACAGCAGCAGGTTACGCTCGAACATGTCCCAGCGATCGGACGGCGCCGGCGGCTTGAGTCCTGGCAGCACCAGCGTCTGCAGTGGGCGGGCCGGATCCGCACTGAGATAGCGCGACGCAATGGCCGCATTGGTGGCCGCCCACACCCAGGTGGGCTCTGGCACGCTGTTGGTGCCCATGTGGGAATACACATGATCGTTACGGCTGGCGCCAAAGGTGGCCGTTTCGGAGTGGTTGCCCCGGTACGCGGTATAGGCAATGCCATCGGATGACATCAGCGGCCCGAAGCGCTCCACCAGTTCATCGGCCAGCAGGTTCAGGTTGGCGGTGTCGGTGAAGGGCATGGCCAGGGTCTTGAACCAGGTGTCACCCATTGCCGCGATCGCGGTGGCAATGTCGGGATTGGCGGTGCCGCCGCTCATGGGCACGATCGTCAGGGCAAAGTCAGCCGCATACATTTCGCCGCTGTAGTAGTTGGTGCGCAGGTCGATATCGTTGCCGGTTTCGCCTTTCCACTTGCAGGTCAGGGTCACCACACCGGCAGCGGCTGCAGCGGTGACGGGCAGACGGCCGTTGGCGTTGATGCCGGCCGCGATGGCGGTGGCGATATCTTCCACCGTGTCATCATCCGCCAGGGCCACGCGCACGCGATGGCCTGCCACATACAGGGCCAGGGTGCCGGCCTCGGTGGGGGCGGCGGACACGGTCAGGGTGCCGCTGGCAGCATTGCCTGCAGCATCTTCATCCAGGGCAATGGCCCAGGTCTCAATGGTGCGATCGGCGTCCAGCGTAGCGCGGGCCATTTCGGCCAGCATGGAGCCTTCACCGAAAAACTGGTCTGCCTGGTCTGCCTGGGTGACGCGCACCATTTCGCCGGCGGCGATGGTGGCAGTCAGTGCCAGGCGCTGGCCGATCAGCACGCGCTTGTGGCCGCTGCTGACGGCGCCCTGGTTGGCCTGGCTGTTGTCAAACTCGACATAGGCCAGCGGCACACGCCAGTCGTTGGGAATCTCGTTAAAATCCATGCGTTAGTCCTCCGCGCTGGTTTTCTTGGCCGGGGCCTTGGCTTTGGCGGGGGCCTTGGCTTCTGCCACGCTCCCGTCTGCCAGGCGTTTGATCCAGTAGCTGTTCCGCTTCACCCAGGCGCCCTCTGCAGGCAGGGGCTGATAGGTCTGCGGATCACGGACCTGCAGGCCCTCTTTGGGTTTGATGTAAATCTTTTTCGTCTCGGTCTTTCCGGTCATCGGTCTTACTCCTGGGGAAGCGTTACGGTGTCGGCCGCTAGGGGTTCGCCGTCTTGTATAGAATCCACGTCTATGGCGCCGTGGTATGTAATGAAGGAGTTCAGTTCTTCCACATCCACCTGGTCATCCAGCTCAAAACGCTGCTGCCAGGTGATGGCCCACAGGGCCACGCCCTTGCTGTCCACGTTGCTGCCGTACAGGTTGCGGCCGCTGATGCCCTGGGGGATGTCTTCGGCGTCATCCAGGCCCCAGCGGTTGCGAGAAATAAACGTGGCCAGCGCAGACACCAGCGCGCCGGCCTGCTTGGTGCGAAGGTTGCCTGGCAGATCCCTGGCGGTGACAAACGCGCCCAGGGTGACCATGTGGCTGCCGTGGTTGTTCAACTGCCGGAAGTTCAGCACGGCAATGAAGGCGGCCGGGGCCTTGGCGCTGACGCGGCGGATCTCGCCGGCATCAAACCGGCCGCCGTGGGCCTCCACCGTTTTAAGATCGGTTAAACCGTTTTTAATGGTGGCCACGATGGCATCTTGAATCTGGTTAAGGGTGGTCATTTCGGCATCACCTCCAGCTGGATGAAGTCTTCCACCAACTCCACCAGGTCTTCTTCGTTTTCAATGGACAGGCCCAGATATTCACGGGCGGGAATATCGCCCCAGGGTATGGGGCCGTTGCGGCTGGTACGGCCAAAGGCGCCCTGCTTGGCACCCCATTGCATGGTCCCCGCATAGACCAGGGGAGAGCCGACCAGGATCTGGTCGCCCTGGATCTGGTACTGGATGGAATCCAGCAGGTCACCTTCGCCCTGCAGTAGGCTGTGGCCACCGTGACGGGTGGCGGCGTGGGTGTCTGACCAGTCTGGCCAGGCGATCCCCTCGGGGCTTTCCTTCTCGAATTCGATGCGGTTGCGGGTTTGGCTTTCCAGCTCGGCCCCTAGCCCTTCCTTGAGTTCCCCCAGGGGCGCATCAGCCATGCGTCTGACGGCCTCCTGGATCCGCTCCAGGGCGCGCAGATCGATCTGGACGCCGGCGCTCATGTCAGGTCGCCCATGTTCCTACGGTTGAAGCGGCGGGGATTGCTGACGATCCGGGCGCGGCCGGTGGTGGTCTTGGGGGGCTTGGGCATGCCCAGGCTGGCGTCGCCTTTGCTCAATGCCTTGAGGAACTTGATGGCATCTTCATAGCGCTGGCGGCGTTCATCGGTTGCCTGGGCCGCATCCACGGACAGGCGATAGACGGAAATATCGGCACACAGGCGCACCAGGATATCCGGCACGGTGGGCAGGGGCAGCGTGTAGCGGGCTGCCAGCCAGCCATCGATCTCGGCACTGGCATCTGCCAGGGCCTGATCGATGACGTCTGTGTCCAGCTGGTTGTCCAGATCCCGATCGGCAATGATCAGCAGATCATTTTCCGTGTATCGCTCCAGCAGCTGGGCAAGGGTGGCATAGGGCATGATCAGTCACCCAGCTTGCAGCGGCGCACGATCAGTTCGGGCTCTTTTTCCAGCTGCTCGATCTGCTCGGGGGTGAAGTCAGCCAGCGCCACGATGCGCGCCTGGCGGCCCCACTTCCAGCCACAACGGAAGAAACCGGCAGCGCTGCGGGTCATCACTTCCAGGGCTTCGGCATTGGGATCCTTGGGCGGCGGGTTGTCCGCTGCCTGGGTGTTGTCTGCTGCAGATGATGCGGTGGCGGTTGCCTGGTCCTGGGCGGACGTGGCAGCCGGATCTGCTGCAGGCTTCTGTTGGGGTTGGGCGGGTACCTTTGCCGGTGCCTGCTTGGCGGCCGGACGTTTGGCGGGTGCCTTTTTCTTTGCTGCCATTGGTGTTTCTCCAGTTTATGGATGAATCCGGTTAACCAGAGTTGTTATAGATCCGCTGTCCACCGGCAGGTCGCGGTTATTGGGGGTCATCCATGATTGGGGAGGGGAAATAAAGGGCGCCGTCCTGGCGCCCTTTAGCGGTTACCTTCCAGGATTAACCCTGGCCGGTGCTGCCCCAGGCCATTTGCCAGAAGCCATACCCGCCAGCTGCGCGGGCCTCTGCGCCGTACTTGTACACCTTGCGGCTAAAGACATCATCCGCGTCCATGTTGGTCTGGGAGACGAACACCGGCGCTTTGCGTTCCTGATAGATGAACGGCTTCACCGGCTTGCTGGTATCCAGCAGGAACCAAGCGGTATCACTGGTCAGCCAATCACCCACCACCACTTCACAGGTGCCCTTGTACGGGTTGGGCTTGCCATCTTCCAGGCGGTCCACCGTATTCAAGGCGTTGGCGGTGTCTTCCAGCGCCGGCGGCACCAGCAGCACAATGGGTTTGATGCCCAGCGGGCGGCCGTCTTCATCCTTGAATTTGCGCATGGCGGTACGACCAGCGCCATAGCTGGCCTGCGCCAGGGCAAGCGTGGCCACAGACAGGGGCGCGGTACCTTTGTTAGATACGACCCCTTTACCCACCGGATGGTCAGTGTCAAAGAAATACTGGCCGTCATAGCACTTGCTGGTGAAGCCCTGATTTACCAACTCAAACACGATTTCATCCGGCAGCTGTTTGGCAGAGAAACCGGCCATCTGTGCCTGGGGCGCAATAATGCCCAGGTTGTCGTCCTCGATGTCGTTGCGGTTCACTTCCACTGTGGCTTCCCAGTCATCATTCACAATGGTGTAACTGAATGCCTGCAGTGCTTTGACCGCCTTATCACCGATCCACTTGCGCATACGCGGGAAGTTGGCCAACCACTTGTAGTTGTTTTCGCTACCGGTGGAAGTCACCTTCATGGCGATTTTTTCCCAGCTACTGTCAGCGGAATCAAACGCCTTGTGAAAGCTGGTTTTCAGGTTGCGGAAGATCTCCGCCAGGGTGCCTTTATTGATCAGCATTGTTGCTGCTCCTTTTCAATCCAGGGATTGGATCCGGGGGGATTACTCCACCCAGATTCCGTCTTCGTCGATCTGCACCACGGTGCCGGCCGGGGACAAGGTGCCACCGCCATCGGTAGCGGCCACGGTTTCGTCGTCCTCGATGTAGCAGGTCCGACCCAGCCCAGCCTGGCCGATCGCATCGCCCGCGCTGTTGGCCCACTTGAAGGCTTTGCCACGGCGCACCAGGACGGATTTGTCACCATCGGCGCCGCCGGTGTTGTCCACGTCTTCTTCGGCGCGGCCAAAGGCCACCAGGTTGAGGGCGGCCGCCCCAGGCTGTGCAAGGCCCGTTGCTGCCAGTACGATCAGGGCCCCGGCGTAAACCTTGGCCCCGGCGGCGAGGGGTGCGGGCACCATTTCGCCGTCTTTCATTGGGGTGTTGCGTCCTTCGGTCAGCATTGTTGCTTTCTCCTAATTGCTGCGGGCTTACGGCCGGGGGTTACTTGCCGTACTTTTCCAGGTCTTCAGCGCTGTTGCCGAACATGCTGGCAACCTGCGCTTGCTCCTGATTCAGGGCGGTATCCTTGTCGGACTCCGGTTTGCGGTGGCTCAGGTCGGTGTCATCACCAACGGCCGGGGCCTTCTCCACAAACTCTTTGAAACGGTCCAGGCCGCCTTCCTGGCGACATTGGGCGGTGTGGTACTCCACGGTTGCCGGGGTGATCTTGCCGGCATCCAGGGCGCTGTTGATGGCGGTCTGGATCTTGCCTTCCAGCTCGTCTTTGTCGCGCTGGTCCAGTTTTTCCTGCAGGCCATTGGCGCGATTGA